GCTGTTCCTGCATACTTATGTTCGTCTGACCAAACAAAGTCTTCAGCAGATATAAGTTCTGGTTTATGAGTTCTCCAAAAGTCAGCAAACTTTAAAATCATCTCCCATACTATCTGAGAGTATTTAGCATTACCGTAGTTATCCATCCAAGTGATCTCTTGCCCTAAGACTAGCTTCTCAGCTGCTTCATGTACTTGAGTTCCTTGCTTACCTGCTCTACGCATAATAAGATCAGCGTTATGCCCAACATCCTTCATCCATGATTCGAAGAACTTATTCTTGGGCATATATTGGAGTATTGTAGTTACGGACGGGTAATACACTCCATCGCCTCTCTTATAGACTCTGCGGTCTAAAAAATTTATTTGCTTTAAGTCTGGGTTAAAGTCTAATCTTTTTTTCTCGTTTTGTTCGAGAATGTTCATACCTTGTTTTATCATAGGTCTAATTTATGTAGCATCAAATTGGATAAATTTAATTCTTCTGCTAACTGTATATGTTCGGTAAAAGCTTTGAACCCCATTTCAGATGGGTCTTTATCAGGTAGTGTTACAATAAACACTCTTTTACCTTGGTTTAAAAATTGCTCACCTATTTGGACAGCTCTATCTTTAGCATCGTCGTCTAATGCTATGTAAATGTCCCTAACTGAGCTTGTTATTATTTTCTTGTACAGTGAAGTAGAAATGCTTTTACCCAAGATTGGAATGGCATTTCTTTTTATAGCTATTGCATCAAAAACACCTTCACAAAGTATTATTGGTGCATTCCAGTTAATTAAATTTTCAAAAAATATTATGTCTTTGGATGCTTCTGGATTCTTGTATTTAAAATAGTTTCCATCATAAGTTCGTGCAACAAAAAAATTGAGTTGGTTGGATCCAGAATAACTTGGGATAACAACTCTTCCTCCATAGTCTCCAGTTGTACAGTATCCAATGCCGTATTTAATAAAATCATTTGAACTAAGTCCTCGTTCATATAGGTATTTTTTAACCATATTAGCTACATAAGACTCTGATGATGCTAAGTATAGTGGTTGGTACTCTTTTGGTAACTCTACTATAGATAGTTGTTTATATTCTGATTGTGCACCTTTGGGTAGGTATTTTAGAATACTTTGTGCTTCTTCTTTTGGTGTTTTAAGTTGGTAGAGTAAAGAACGTATGGTTTGTCCCCTAGTTTGGCATACCCAACATTCCCAAAAGTTCTTGCCTTCCTCGTTGGTGTGCATGTTTATCTCCAACTTAGGTTTGCGATGATTACAAAAGGGGCAATTAAAAGCATGGTTGTCTCTTGCTCTTTTGTTACTCTTACCTAAAATGTTTTCGATGGATGCTAATAAAAAAGTATAATCCATAACCGGTCCGTATCTAATAATAAGATAAGAACTTTATTGTTAACTACAAACTTACCCTACAACTATTTCTTTTATAGCTGCTGAAATAGAAGATTCAAGCAGTTTTCTATTACCTATATCAAGAAACCCTTCTAGCTTGTCTGCTATAATAGTGGTAAGTTTGTTGACGTCTTCAGTAGTAAGGACTAACTCCTTACTCTCAATAACTTTTTTGTTTTCTAAAATAACTTTTGATAGTTTCATAAGTCAAATTCAAATTTAATGTCTGGGTAGAAATATCTATCTCCATCATCGTCGGCATAATTAGCTCCGCCAGTTACTTCGAATCCTTTTGCAGAAATAAGTTTTTCATATTTTGGTATTCAATAGATGGTAGAGCTTCCTTAACTTGTATGGAAACTTCTCCCATTGCCTTATTTCCATTAGAATGTTGTATAATGGTTACCGAAATATCATCTCGGTTGTAAGTATCTTTCAACTCATTTTCAAGTTCTTTGGCCTCTTTTTTAAATTTAGTCCAATTGTCTTGTTCTAATATGATATCACTTAACTTCATTTTCCTTGTCCTCTATATGCTTTTTTGTAGTTTCTACTACCTTTTAGCTTTGATGTTTTAGATTTGGCGTGTACTCCTGATCTTTTTCTTTTGACGATGACTAGTGAGCTGCCAACTATTATTTTTGCCATATTTTTAAAACTAAATCTCCTTTGCCTTTTATTAGACGGTGATAGGTTTCTTTAGGTATAAATAGTTTGTCTTTTGTTAATCTATGTGGAAATAAATTATCAAATTGGAATTGCCAATCTGTATCGTTAGTAGCTTCAACTATACGATCTTCTCTATCCCTGTGCCATACGAATTCAAATGAAGGAGTATCTTGAGAGAACTCTCTTATTATATAACCGTCTTCCTTTTTTTCAGAATAGGGTCTACCAGTAACCTGAGAAGTTTGATGATCCACCTAATGATTTCCAATAACGGCCAATATTACATGACCAATAACCTGCTTTTGTTTTATCTTTCTTTTGAGCACATTTATGTCGTGCTGCAAATGATGCTCTTGCTCCTTTCTGCTTAAACTTAACCGATAGGTTAGTATCACCGAAAGAAACCTTCTTTACATTTCCTTTATCAGACTTAACATAAACGTAAAACTTTTTACTACCACCCCTTTTAGGTTTGATAAGAGCAACCTTTTTTCCTTGGTACTCTAATTCGTTCATGTAATCTACAGATGCTTTCAATAAATCAAATCCACTATAGTCAAAAGTTTCATTTTGAACCTCTATAGCTTTTCTGAAGTTTTCCATATTGATAGTACCGCCTATTGATTCGACAAGCTCTTTAACTAGGTCATAGTCGATCATTTCATCTATAGAAGCCGCTTCATCGATTGAATCTTCATTTTCGATCATTTCGTCTATTAAACATCCTATTTCGAAAAGTGGATTATTTTTACCTGCTGATAACATAGGTAGATCTAAAGGAACGTTAATTCCATTGTAGTCTCCATACTCTCCTATGTCTGTAGTCTCTAAAAGCTCTTCATCCTGTTCGTTTAACGTAATATAACCGTCTCTCCAAGCGTCTCTTGCTTCTTTGAACAACTGTATAAACTTATCAGAAGAATAACGGTAGACGTTTTCTGACAACGTTAGATCGTTATCTATGTGATACTGTAGAGATGGAAATCCAATAATTTCTTTTATCCTAATCATTCTTAAAGTCTTTTCTATAAAATTTACCTAGTATGTTATCGTTGATGTATTGATGACTGTGGGTCTCCAAGACGTCATTAATAAATAGGTGTTTACATTCATAATATGTTAGAAGCTTTTTATTAGGAACTAAATCTAATATTTTCTTTTCAAAATCAGCTCTTAAGTCGTATGACTCTTTTACAAGTTGCTTTATCTTTGGATGAGAACCGTAATAGTCTTTCCAATCAGATTCAGTTATTATTTTTTGCTTAAGTGGGGTACGTCCTCCGATACCTTTTGCTTTTCTTTCTTCTTTAAGAGCTTCTAATGCTCTTTTTCCCAATCTCTTATTCCTTTCGAATCGCAATACTTTCTTTCCTAGATACTTAAGACCAGAGGGTTTGTGTAACACCTCGTATATGAATCCATAAGTGCCTTTTGGGAAGTCATTTATATCGTTGAAGATCCTACCCTGGTATGTCCAGGATGGGTTTGTCATTTCCATATGTATTTGTTTCCGTCGCTAGAGCTTTGCTTTCAGCTCATCGATTTGTAACTGTTGCTCTTTTAAGGCTTCAATTAATAACGCGACAATTTTCTCATAACGTACAGCTTTATAGCCGTTTTCTCTTGTAACTACTACTTCTGGTAATACGAATTCAATTTCTTGGGCAATAACACCTACATCATGTCCTGTATGCTCGGATTTGTCATTCCAATCAAATTCATATCCTCCTATTGTCTTAATTTTATCTAATGCTCCTTTAATTGGAGTAATATTACTTTTCAGTCTAGCATCAGAAGAATGAAATGCTGTTACATCACCAGTAGCTTTAATGGTACCTTGTATAAGTAAACTACTTCCTGATATTGCATTAGCAGACTTTATTATTGATCCTGATACAATACCTGTTGTATTAAGTGTTGCTCCAGTAATGCCGCTTGTTGCAGCAAGTGTTGTTGAAGTTACACCAGTAGCAATTACATTTGTAAATAATGCATCACTACCTGTAATTTCTTGTCCAGAGATATTTCCAACCATTGAGATTGTACCTGACCCTGATATTGTTTTAGTATTGAGGTCTAAATTACCTCCTAGTTGTGGTGTCGTATCACTTACTACACTAGTGGTGTTTGCATCCGATCCAGTGTTAATAGTGACTGCAAAGGTAGCTCCTCCTCCTTTGGTAAATGTAATTACATTGTTTGTTGCTGAAGCTGTAGTTAATAGACTAGCTGTTGCTGCATTTACTGACCCTGAAATGTCTGATCCTAATTGTATGGATGAAGACACTAATGTTGGTCTACCTGTCAACCCACTAAATGGTGCTATGTCTGCATTTACTGCATGAGAAGCAGAAGTGGATGTGTTAGAATAAGATGCTGTTACTGAGTAAGAGGATGAAATAATACCTGTTACACCGCTTCCTTCTCCCTCGAATGATCCTGAAAATGATCCTGAAGCTATGGTATCGGTACTTCTTACATTACCTTGATATGATCCTGAAAATGATCCTGAGGCTATAGTGTCAGTACTTCTTACATTACCTTGATATGATCCTGAAAATGATCCTGAGGCTATGGTATCGGTACTTCTTACATTACCTTGATATGACCCTGAAAATGAACCACTAAGACTATTTACACTACCTGATCCATCTAAGTTAAATGCACCTAAAATATTTAGACTACCTGTTCTTTCGTGTGTGTCGTCGTCACTGTCACCAAATATTGTTGAACCTGAATTGGCTATTGTT